GGTAGTGGAATACAAATTAGTGGTAATCTTTCCACAGGTAGTGGCGTAACAAAAACAGAAGGATTGGTTGGATTTATTTACGATGCCGGTCCTGTTAGCACATTACATAAGATAGATAAAGCACTGTTTAGTGATGTAATTGTGAGAGATTCTAATGGAGCAGTAGATTCTGTTGCCACAGCAAGTGCTCAAGCAACAACTCATACTTTCTTATCAGGCTATCATATTACAGATACTGGCGGTTCAGCAAGATATAATGATAGAACAGAATACAAAAATTATCTAGACGGTAATCCTGCCATAGAATCAGATCCATTTGGAAGTGTAATTAAGGCTGTAACTGATGGTGGCGGCAGTTTAATTGGAGTTGAAGTAGATAAACGTGGCGAAAATGCTGGTCCGGGAGACAATCTAACAGTACAGTGTATTAACCCAAGTCAAGAAACTTTATCAATTGATACAACAGACTCAACAGCATTCTATAACAGTCCATCATATTCGACTGCTTGGAACACAGTATTTCAAGACTATGTTGACAGATCGGGACTTGTACTTGACGGATATCTACGAGATAGCACAGGTCAAGTTCAAGGGTGGACAGGCTACGTAAACGCTAATTGGGATTCAAGTATTTCTAATGTTGCTAGTACATATCCTTGGCTACAGTACGAAAGAAGAGTTATATTAGAATGGACCGGAGGTTCAGAAACTATAAGTCAAAATAGATTGCTAGACGACGGAACAGTTAATCTTCCTGTAACTGCCGGTGGAAAATTTGCTGGTAATGCTGTAGGAGTTTCTAGTTCTTTAGTACTAAAGGTCCAAGAAAGATCAAAAATAATTGCCTATAGCAAAACATATAGTGGAAGTTTCACAATTGATGGACAAACACTTAATGCTACAGTTTCATTTAATCCGATACAAAACAATTTTGGTACATTAACTAGTGCTACTATTCAGGGTGGCGGTCCTATTCCAGCAGGAACTTTAAGTGATCTCGTTGATGCTGAAACAAATGGTATTGTATTCAATATAGATGATAACGGAACTGTAACATCAGGTAATGGAGTTACAGGTACTATGGGAGTGTTCATTTACTTTAATGAACTTGGAAATAAAATTCTACCGTTGATAGGACACTATGAAGATTATCAAGTAGCAACACAGATTGCGGGTGCTAATAATACAAGTACAGTGTTAACACCAGGGCCAGAACCGATGCCAGATCTATTGGCATTACCTCCTGTGCTAATCGCAAACGGTACACTTGCTGTGGCTGATGGTACCAATTGGGATCCAAATGGCGACGGAACACAAGCATTAATGATTTACTTGAACGGGCAATGGTATAAAGTAAACCTAACTCCGGTTCCATAAGAGGTTAAATAGTTTATATGAGCAACGATTTAGAAAATAAAAAACAATCAGTCTTTAACTATGTTCGCACACTGCTAGGCGATGGAATGATCGATGTTGAACTCGATCCCAATCACTATGAAGTAGCATTAGAAAAAGCACTAGGCAAATACAGACAACGTGCTGAAAATGCTGTTGAAGAATCTTATGCAATCCTAGAATTACAAGAAGATACTAACGATTATATTCTTCCAAACGAAGTAATGGAAGTGCGTGAACTTTTTAGACGTTCGATTGGTTCAAGAACAGGCGGCGGCGATGGCGGTACATTGTTTGAACCGTTTAACTTGGCTTATACAAATACATATCTTTTAAGTTCAACACAGATGGGCGGACTTGCAACTTACTATGCTTTTGCAGGATATCAAGAACTAGTAGGTAGAATGTTTGGATCATTTATTAACTTTAAATTTGAACCAGTGAGTAAAAAACTTACTATTATGCAACGTCCAAGAGGAGACGAGCAGGTACTAATGCAAATCTACAACCAACGTCCAGACTTTAACTTGCTATCCGATCCATACGCTGGACAATGGTTAAAAGACTATACACTAGCAGTAAGCAAATACATGCTAGGTGAAGCAAGATCAAAATTTGCAACTATTTCAACACCACAAGGTGGTACATCACTAAACGGAGATGCTCTCAAAGCAGATGCCCAAGCCGAAATGGAGAAACTGGAACAAGATTTAGCAAACTATGCTGATGGCAGTAAGCCATTATCATTCGTAATTGGCTAAAAACTTCTTGACTTTCCATATTAATGACTATACAATTAGAGGATGCTTTCAAGAATAAAGGATCTTTTATGATAATCGGTATTTGTGGGTTAATTGGTTCAGGTAAAGGAACTGTTGCAGACTTCTTGGTAGAGCAACGAGGCTTTACAAAAATTTCATTTGCAGATAGACTTAAAGACGGTGTTGCTAGTGTTTTCAATTGGGATAGAGAAATGCTAGAAGGCAACACAGACGAGTCACGTGCATGGCGTGAAAAAGTAGATCCTTACTGGAGTACAGAAACAGGACATCCTATTACGCCTAGACTAGTACTACAACTGTTTGGTACAGATTGTATGCGTAATGGTTTTTTTGATGGTATATGGGTTAGTCTAGTTAAAAAACAACTGCTTGAAAATCCCGACTCAAATTTTGTTATTCCTGATGTACGTTTTGAGAATGAAGCAAACATGATCCGTTCAATTGGTGGTAAACTATGGCGTGTCAAACGCGGCACTGACCCAGAATGGTGGGACATAGCACAAACACAAATGCGACAACTAAACAATAAAAAGAAAACAGAAAGTATTGTAGTTGCAAATAAAATGGAAGACAAATATCCTGATGTACATATTTCAGAATGGGCATGGGCAAATGTTGAGTTTGATGCTGTAATTGAAAATGATAGTACTGTTGAATTTCTTAAAAATCGGGTGTTAAGTCACCTTGTTTCCAAGTAAATCCTTCTTTGTGTAACACACGTTGACAGTTAGCACACACTGTTTTAAGATTACTATGTCTACAGTTTGTTAATTTACCATCTATATGATACACTGCAAACTGTTCAGTGTGTTTGCTTGTAAATCCGCACTTGTCGCACTTGTCTTTTTGTCTATAACCCAATTGATACCATACAGGTGTGCTTGGTGTTCTACCTTGAACACACTGTTCGCACTTGCTTCTGTAATAAACTTTTCGACCCTTCTTATAGTTTACTGCACAGGGTCTACGTTTACATGATTTACATAAAGGTCTATTCATAATTGTATTTACCCGCCCTTTTCGGCCCCTTTTTCGCTGTATATTATACCGCATTTTTAGAGATCGTGGCTAAATATGTGTAAGTGAATCAAAAGGAGTTATTAATATGGCACTAACATCACCAGGAGTTGAAGTCAACGTAATTGACGAAAGTTTTTACACCCCTGCCGCTGGTGCAACTGTTCCACTAATTATGGTGGCAACAGCAGAGAGCAAACCAAACGGTAGTGGTACAGGGACTGCACAAGGCACACTAAAAGCCAATGCAGGAAAAGTTTATCTAATGACAAGTCAGAGAGAATTAACTGACACATTTGGTAATCCAACATTTTATACAGATACATCAAATAATCCGTTACACGGAAACGAATTAAACGAATACGGATTACAAGCGGCATACTCATATCTAGGTGTTGCTAACAGAGCATATGTTGTAAGAGCAGATGTTGATCTAGGAAAATTAACAGGATCAGCAAGTGCACCAACAGGCGATGCGACTGATGGCACATACTGGTTTGATGTCGACGACACTGCATACGGTGTTTTCGAATGGGACGCTTCTACACAAAAATTCACTAACAAAACAATCACAGTTATCACAGGTTCATCTGATTTAGACGGTGTGTCAGGTGCAACTTACACAGGTGTCAAAACTTCTGTGGGATCAAAGGGCGATTATGCTATTGTTACTTGGAACACAGAAAATCAAATGTGGTACAAAAACTCCGACAATGCTTGGGTAAAAGTAGGTTCAACTACAAACACAGGTTTTGGTTCACTAGGTAGTGTTAACACATTTACTTCAGATTGCTGGGCAACTAGTTGGCCAGTAGTACAAGGAACTACTTTAACTAACGGTACTATTAGTGGTACACCTGTTATGAAAATTAACGGAACTGAAGTTACTTACTCATCAGCACACGGTGGTAGTGATGCACAAAACATGGCGGCTTCAATTAATGCCGCAGGTATTGATGGTATTGGAGCAAAAGCAACATCAACAAACCGTGTAGAGATCTACACAGATGGTTCTGCTGGTGCTAATACTGATTCAACAAAAGACGGTGCATTGAAATTAGAAGAAGTTGCTGATCCAGGTAATCCAGGACAAACATATGGACTTGTAAACACTTTAGGTTTAACAGTAGGTTATAAGCCAGGAGTTACTTTACAAATTTCAAAACACTCACAAGTACCAACTTGGAAAACAGGTGACACTCAAACAATTGATGCTTCTACAGTAAGTTCAGCAAGACCAACAGGTAGTGTTTGGGTTAAAACAACTGTACCAAATTTAGGTGCTAACTGGGTAGTTAAACAGTGGAGTGATGCAACAGATACTTGGTCACAAGTAAATGCACCAATTTATGCTTCACGTGAAGCGGCAAACTATGCACTAGATGCAACAGGCGGAGGTGCAAACGTTGCTGTTGGTACATTGTTTGTTGACAGTGACTACACTAATCAAAGAATTGAAAATACAGGTGGTGACGATTTTGCTAAACCTTTGGCTAACTTTAAAATTTATCGCAGACAAGCGGTATCTCCAACAGTTGCTTCAGGTGGAACTTCGCCAACTGTAACTAACGGTCATGCTTTAATCATTGCAGAATCAGTAAAAGGTTCAGCAACTGTTTCAAGCGAAAAGACAGTAACAATTAATGGTACAGATGCGGCGGCAGTTGCAACAGCAATTTCAGGCGCAGGATTTACTAACATTGTTGCAAGTGTAACTACAGATGGTAGATTACAACTTACACATTCACTAGGTGGCGAAATCTACATTAGAAACAGTAGTGCAGGAACTGCTATTGCTGATCTAGGATTTACAACTAGCAGAGATAATGTTTACAATGCTCCTACAGGAGGAGACTTTAATGGTGGTATTGTTATCAGTAACTGGAAGCCATTAAGTTATCAAGCAAGCACAACTGCTCCAACTAGTACTCCAGCAGATGGAACACTATGGTATTCAACTACACTTGATGAAGTAGATATCATGGTACACAACGGTACTACTTGGGTAGGTTATCAAACTTACTTGCCAAACACAGATCCAAATGGTCCAATTGTTTCAGCAACTGAACCAACACAACAAAGTGATGCAAGTGCATTGCAAAACGGTGATATTTGGGTTGACACTGGCGACACAGAAAAATATGGTCAAAACATTTACAAATATGATGGTAACACATTAGAGTGGGTTGCTATTGATGTAACTGATCAAACTACAGAAGAAGGTATCTTGTTTGCAGATGCACGTTATGGTGTATCAGGTGCAACAGGTGACACTGCGGCAGATATTGCAGATTACCTAACAAGCGATTACCTAGACCCAGACGCTCCAGATCCAGACTTATATCCAAGAGGTATGTTGTTATGGAACACTAGACGTTCAGGTTTCAATGTTAAGAAATTTGTAGTTGGTCATGTAGATGTTAATGCTAATAACGGTGCTAACATTAGATTCCAAGGTACGGGTACAACTTACAATGGCGGAAGTGATGAACCAATGAGCGGATACAAAGTTAACCGTTGGATTGGATTTAACACACAAGCAGAAGATGGTTCAGGTTTATTTGGCAGACATGCTCAACGTAAAACTGTAGTTTCTGCAATCAAGAGTGAGATTGATACTAACCAAGATATGCGTGATGAAGAAACACGTAACTTTACATTACTTGCATGTCCAGGTTATGTAGAGTGTGCAAGTAACCTAGTTAACCTAAACATTGACAGAGGAATCACAGGCTTTGTAGTTGCTGATACTCCAATGCGTTTAGGAAGTTCTGCAACAGAATTGTTAGAGTATGGAAACAACTCAAACAATGCACTAGCAGATGGTGAAACAGGTGTTACTACATACGACGAGTATATGGGAATGTTTTATCCATCAGGATTTACAACAGACGTTAACGGTAACAACATTGTTGTTCCACCAAGTTACATGATGTTAAGAACTATTGCATTAAGTGATGCAGTTTCTTATCCATGGTTTGCACCAGCAGGTACAAGACGCGGTGGTATTACAAATGCTTCAAGTGTTGGCTTTATTGACAGTGAAGGAGAGTTTAAACCTGTTTCACTTAATGAAGGTGTACGTGACACAATGGCAGGAGTTAAAATTAACCCATTAACATTTATTACTGGAAGTGGATTAGTTAACTTTGGTCAATACACAAGAGCAAGAAATGCAAGTGCTTTAGACAGAATCAACGTTGCACGTTTAACAGCATACTTAAGACGTCAATTAGGATTGCTTGCTAAACCGTTTATGTTTGAACCAAATGATAAGATTACTAGAGACGAGATTAAACAGGCTTGTGAAAGTCTACTTCTTGAACTAGTAGGTCAAAGAGCACTTTACGATTTCCTAGTTGTGTGTGATGATTCAAACAACACACCAGCAAGAATTGATCGTAATGAACTATACGTTGATATTGCAATTGAACCAGTGAAGAGTGTGGAGTTCATTTATATTCCACTACGCTTAAAGAACACAGGTGAAATTGCTAGTTTGGGCAACCAATAATGGTGATAAATAAAATTATACAAGGAGCAAATTAAAATGGCAATTTCAAGTTTATCAAGATTTACAGTGCCATTGGCAAATGACCAGTCAGCAAACTCACAAGGCTTGTTGATGCCAAAACTAAAGTATCGTTTTAGAGCGACACTTGAAAATTTTGGTGCTGGTTCGCCCAATGTGGAACTGACAAAACAAGTAATCGATGTAACAAGA